CGAAGAGATAGAGGAGAAAAGAAAGTTTATCACCCCTGTTCTTTGGAAGGCAAATTATGAATTGATGCACGAATCAGACCAAGACCAGCTCTTCTTGAATCCTCGTCTCGGTGCATGGCATACAGACAAAGTTACTTCCGTTAAAGCTCATCTTGACGCCGCTTATGACGGCAATCACTATTGCGCCCTCACTATCATGGGGCGATTACCCAATAACAAATACAATGCTGTTGGATGGGTGTTCGCAGGAAACGTTAAAGACTGGCTTCCAGAAATAGCAAAACACCTTGTGGAATATGGGGCAGATACTATCTATATTGAAACTAATGCAGATAGAGGTTACACCGCAGATATGCTCCGTATGTTTCCTGAAATACAACGTAATCATGTTTGGGTAGAGGATTATGATGAGCGAATGAAAAAAACCGAAAAGATAGGTACTTATGCTTATGAAGTATACAAAGATATAGAATGGGATGAGAAAGGAACTGATACTGAATATCTGGAGCAAGTTGTGGATTATATGCCTGACCAAGAGCCAGATGATGCCCCCGATAGTCTAGCTTCGCTATGCCGTATGGCGGGGTTCTCTGCCACTAAATCATGGATGAACAATGTGTGGGATTTTTAAGATTTTTCTTGACATTTCTGTATTATCGTATATAATAGAATTCTAAGGAGGATTGAGATGGAGAAAGTTGTTCGAGATGGTAAGACGGCCATATTGTATTCGCCGGGATACGGGGCAGGATGGGTCACTTGGAATAGTACGTCAGAAAATGCGGAAAAGTTGATTTTTGACAGTGAAATTGTGGAGGCTATATTAGAAGGAGACAAAAGCAGGGCTCTTGCTCGTGCAACTGAAATTTGCCCTGATGGTTACTTTGGGGGGCTTTGTGATCTTTGTGTGGAGTGGGTTCCTTGTGGTAACGCTTTTGAAATCCGTGAATATGACGGGTTTGAGTCAATTCATGTTTTGGGAGAAGGGGACTACTTCATAGCATGATAGAACCTTTCACTTCTCGTGGGGGCTTCGGCCCCCTTTTTATTTGCCTATTGACAATATAGTATATATATTATATAATATATATAAAATATAATATATATGTAATATACTATGTTTCAATGGAGGTAAAGAATGGGACGACCGAAAGGCGCATTGAATAAAGCCACTCTCGAAAAGATGGAGCGCAAAGATTCCATTACACTCGATAAAGTTAGTATGGATGGCTGGTCTAATTTCATGGCGGGCATAGGCAATATGCGAAAGGACAAGACTCAGCACACCATGTATGCAGGGTACACCCCTCTTGATGACCAGACACTTGCAGAGATATATGCGGGGGAAGGACTTGCAAACCGTATTATCTCCTCTGTAGCAGATGACATGACCCGTGAATGGGGCACTCTGGAAGGTGGCGGAGCAGAAGTAATTGAGCAAGAACTCATTCGTCTGGAAGCAGAATCCAAATATAATGAAGCTCTCAAATGGCAACGTCTTTTTGGTGGCAGTCTTTTGATGATAGGTGCTATGGATGGACAGAAACCAGATAAGCCCCTAAACCTTGCAAAAGTACGAAAAGTAGAATATCTTAAAGTCATTGCCCGTACAGATATTCCCATTGGTGAATGCGTTTTTGAAACTAATCCAGAAAGCCCTGATTTCGGAAAGATAGTTCTCTATAAAGTAAATATGTATGTAAAAGACAAGCAGATTCCAATGCTCATTCATCATTCCAGAGTGATTCCTTTCTATAATGACCCTATTCCTCCTTATCTTCGTGGACAAGTCGATTCTCATGTAAAGCATTGGGGCCTTTCTTCTCTTCAGCCTATATATGAAAGCATTCGTGATCTTGGAGGCATCAATCAATCTGTTGCAAATATCCTTTACGAATTCATCATAGGCAAAATCAAAGTAGAGCGTCTTGGCGAAATGCTTGCTTCAGGTAAGGAAGGATTACTTACTAAGCGCATGGAACTCATCAATGCCACGAAGAGTACCATCAATGCAGTTATCCTTGGCGAGAACGAAGAGTATACGAGAGACTACGCTTCTCTAGCTGGTCTCCCTGAAATGATTGACCGCTTCATGCTTCAACTCTCTGGCTCCACAGGCATCCCTGTTACTCGTTTGTTTGGTCGCGCTCCTGCTGGCCTCAATGCTACAGGCGAAAACGACCTTCGTAATTATTACGATATTATCGAGGCCAACCAGAGGAACAGGCTTTTCACCCCTATCAATACACTCATCGGGATTCTCTCTGCGGCCAATAATGTAAAGCCTCCAAAATTCACTTTCAACTCTCTGTACCAGATGACTGAACTTGAATATGCCGAAAAAGCAAAATTAGAAGCGGAAACCGAAAAGATAAAAGCCGAAACCGAACATGTATATGTGACTATGGGTACAAGAGAATCCAGTGAAATTCGCAAAGAGAAAGGGTGGGCAGTAGAAGATATTCCTACAGAACCAGAAGAAGGAGATGATGAATGATAAACAATGAATTTAACATACTTGTGCGGCTTGCCCGAAAAGATAAGGAAGGGGACGTTATTTCACCTAAGTGGCTTTATCCTATTGCTATTGAAAAGGTATATGCTAAGAACATTTCAGGAGTCATTAAAGATTTTATCAAAGATGTAAATAGAGGATTGGAAGATAAAATTGAATTGTGGGTAAAATTGAACCGCAGAGATTCCAAGCAAGATGATTTGAAAAGAGAGATAGACGAATTTCGTGAAAGGATGGAGGCCCTTATCCTCTCTTATTTTGGAACGGGCCTTGTATATGACTCTAGGGTGGACCGTATTGTAGAAGAGACCGCAGACAAAGTAATGGAATTTGCCTTGGGGCAGTGGAAGAAGCAGACCGCCGCAGTTCTTGGAGACCCCTATAATTCTCTTCCCTCTGATTGGATAGAGATAAAGAGATTTTGGATGGAAGAAAATCATAACTACATTAGAAAGCTGGCAAAAGAATATAACGACAAACTTGATTCTATTCTTGTGGCAGGACTTCTTGCTAGTTGGGGCTATGATGATTTCATTGAGACCATTCAAAAACTTTCTAATAAAATGTTTGGGTATCGTTCAGGTTTCCTTGCTATGGACCAGATAGGAAATCTTAATTCTCAAATCATCGAGAATTATGCGAAAAGCGTAGATAACGACGAATTCATTTGGAATACTATGAGGGATGAAAGGGTTCGTGGCAATCCACTTGGTAAGTATCCTGACTATGTTCCTTCTCATTTCGTTATGGACACTAAGGTTTTCAAATACTCTGATACTTCTGTTTATAGTGCAGATGGAAAGACATGGAACAAAAAGACTCCGATAATGGAACCTCTTCTCCCCGGTAGAGCGCCGGGATGTAGATGTACTGCTTCTATGTATTGGAATAATTTCATAAAAAAGGTAGGAGGCAGTAGATGAAAGTAACACAGAAATTCATGGACTCTCTTAAAGAAGAGATAGAGGGTATAGAATACGGAACAGTTCTCATAAAGATAAATGAGAAAGGAAAGTTTATTGAAATATCCTCTGAACACCGTAAGAGGCTGATGAAGGATGATACCCTCACCTCTGTTGACACATCTTTTGAGGACTATCATCGGGGTTGACATAAATCTCTATATAGTATATAATATATATAGTGTTTTGCTAATAGGAGGTAAAAAATGGCCTGTGGCAAGAAAAAGGGAAAAAAGAAATGATAGTAAATAGATATGACACAATAGACATAAATAAAATGGCTACTAAATTCGTCAAGACTGATGAAGGCTTTTTGAAAGGCCGTGCAGTCGTCGCCCGTACTGGCGTCTATAAATATATGAAAGCAGATGGAACGTATGACTTTGAATATCGTTCCTATGAAGAAGTATTTAATAATGATGCCATCGAAACTTTGAAACTCAAGCCACTTTCTATTTTGCATCCCGACCAGATGATTACTGCCGAAAATATCAAATTATATCAGGTAGGTAATCTTGGAAGTGAGTGGGCCGCAGTAAAAAGAGACAGTGAGTTTGACCTTGTAATTGACATCATCGTTCAAGATTCAGATGCAGTAGCAAAGATTGAATCTGGTGAAATGAGGGAACTTAGTCTTG